TTGTTTTTCCATACTTGTATTTATAACAAAACAAACCTAGGCCAGCTATCTTTTTATCTTAAATTTCTTTGCTGTTTGCTTCTTAGCAGTAGGCCGTGCTGCTTTATACTTCTTAGACTTTTGTGCGCCGCCTTTTCTGTTCTTCATGCGATTGATTTCTAACTTACGCATTCCAGGAAGCATTCTTGTTGCTAATCTTGATACTAAAGGAGCGTACATACCAATCAACTTCTCAAGACGACCTTTCTCTGCTGGTGGGAGCTTTGACTTGTCTCGTCCCTTCAGTAGTCGCTTGTATATCATACCCTTTGCGCCACGTTGTGCTCTTTTTTTCAAACGCTCTGGTGAAGATCCTCGTCTAAGAGCAATACCACGAGCAACTTTTAGTCTTTGTCTATTCTTTCTAGCGGTAAACTTACGCTTGAGTCTTCCTTGAACAGATAAAACCTCAGTGATGTTTACTTCATCATGTGGATCTGCTGAATTCAAATCATCTTCGAGTTCGTCTGGGTCATACATGCCAAGTCCTATGGCTTGTTCCCAAGTGATAGCATCTGCTTCGTGTTCAAGTTCTTTGATGTCTTGCTTTGTGAGAGCGTAATCACCTAACTCAGGTGCGTCTTCAGCGTTGTCTTTACGATATTCTGCTTTAGTTTCGCCGGCCTCAGTTTCTTCTCTAACATACTCGTCTTTTACATTGAGTTTTTTGAGAGTAGACTGTTCTAAAGGCTTGACAGGATCTTCTTTAGGATTCTTTTGACCTGGAGTTACATCTTTCATGTAATCTGTGCCAGCAGGTGTTCCCCAATCCATAGCACCCATGTCTGAGTTGTACTTAATAGTTTCACCTAGTTTTCTCTCGCCGTCCCTTCTCTTAGACTTTAAGTAAGAAGCAACTGCCATTTGTCTGCGCTTAGAAGAGCTTTTTCCTTTGAACTGAGGAGCGTCAGACTTTTTGAAGTCTTTTACATAGTCGCCGATGCTATCTTTAGTCGCATCTAACTTCTCTTCTATCGTCTTTGCGACTTTCTTTCTGACTTCTGGTGACAGTTCTTTGTAGTGATACAGGTTCTGACTGTCGGTAGTATGCTTCTTGCCTGTCATTACTTGGCCGTTGTGTGCGTGTTGAGGACCCGTCCACTCTTTACCGTCTTTAGTGTAGTGACCTTCTGACTTCCAAGAATGCTCTTTGCCTTCTTTCTTCATAGCAAACATAGATCCAGTAGGACCACTCATAGGCTGAACACTGGCTACATCTTCCATAGGCACACAGTTATCGACAGTCTTGCCGCCCTTCTTCTTGGTGCCCATGCGCTTGTAGCCTTTCCAGCATGCTTTGCCGTCAACGCCTTTTTCTTTCTCTTCTGTGAAGTCTTTAAAGCTCTTCATCTGTCTCGTCTACCTTTTTAGGGTTTGCGTTCTCTTCGTAGTATAATATTACTGCGCTTTGTGATTCAATGAATCGTCTTAGTTCGCCCATGTTCAGTGCTATGTTCTCGTAATCAGGCACACTGATAGCAAAAAATACTAAACTACCTTCTGCTTTTTCAAATCTTTCTATAAATTCGTCTATATTCTCTTTTGTAACAGCATAAAACTCTATGTCATATAGCGTAACAGGTTTAGGTCTAGGCTGAATAGGAATCGTCCTATCAACATACTCTACTTGTGTTACTACTACTTCCTCGGGTTTGAATATGCTACATGCAGTAAAACTACTCAGCAGTAACAGGAACAGGCTTGCCCGTAAGTATTTCCATTTCGTCAAATAGTTTTGCTGTTGCATTATTTACTCTTCCTTCAATGAGCCCTGGCTTCTGTAGTGTCAGTACTGTTAAATTGTGTCTTCTTAGTTTTCCTGCTAAATCGTCCGAATACGCTTCAGCTTCATTTAGTTGAGATTGCAATTCTTGATTTGTCTTCTCAAATTGTGCAGCGTCTTGTTGCAATCTACCTATAGTTTCTCTACTGGTCTCTGCTGCGACTGCAAGTTTTGCATTGTTGCTTCTCAAAGTTCCTATTGTAGCTTGAGTATCGTTATAATACCAATAGCCAATACCACCGAAAGTGAGCAACATCACTAATAGGATTTTAACCATTAGCAGTTCCACCTACGCAATGACATTGCTTTACGGGTTGGACGACCCTTTTCGTCTTTCATGGGACCTTTCATGCCACCCATTCTAGCACAGAATGATTTTCTTCGTTTTGCAGCCTTGCTACCTTTTTTAAGTTTACTAGGAGGAGTAGTGACAGCAGTTTGAACACCTGCTGCTTTTGCACCCTTGGCAGTCATTCCTGCACCGTCTTCTGTAGCTCTGTAATGTCCCTTAGAGTCTGCGCCTCTTTTTTCTTCTAGAAACTCTTTAAAACTTTTCATTATTCTGTGTCCGAAAAAAATCTTGATTGATAGTCTGATAGATTTTCGTCATACATTGCTTGTATTGCATCATAGTTAGTAACGTAGTCAACTGCTTTCAAGTTACTGATAGTGTTGGTATCGTGAACACCTGCATCATCTTTAAAAGATGTACCTAATTTTTCTTGTACAGTGGCAAATGAATCTTCCATATATATTACAATTGGCTCTGAACCTAACGCTCTAACTTTTTCTACATACGCATTTTCTTCTGCAATGTAATCTTCCATTAAACTACTTACTAAATCCATGTCCGCTTCAAAAGGACCAAATCCTTCTTTTAGTCTAGTATCTCTTGCAGCAGGATGAAGAACATGGCTTTCTCTTGCTACAAGCACACTTAATACACAATCTATTTTTCTTCTTCTTGCAGAAAGAAAAAATTTCCAATCATCATTACTAGTGGGCATGCAATCAGAATTGTGACTATGAGTCGCTATAGGAGCGGACCAAGTGTCAAGAATATCAATTCCATCTGCGCCAATATAGTTTACATTTTCTTGATTACCTCTCAACAAACAACATCTATCGTCAGTTGATTTTGGTATAGAAAATCTTGCAGAATCTTCTGCCTCTTCATTTAGTTTTACGGCTAAAGGATCAAAAATTCTTTTGCTACCAGTTCTGCCTAATGGAGAAAATATATAATATTTCATTCTGCTCTTACCGTTGTGTATATCCCATACAATATAGCGGCATATGCTACTAGTGTTGCAAGGGGTTTAAAAATTAGAAATGTAACACCACAAACTATGAGAACTGCACCGTCAAGTGTAGTTCTTTCTTCTAGTCTTTTTGATATCCAGTTTTTCATTTTGTTTTCCTTTTAGAAGCGTAGCTGCTTTTCTTTGGCTTGAGTGCGTCTATTTCTTTCTGAAGTTTAGCAATCTCTTCTACAAGTTCTGTCGCACCACCAGGAGCTACGGGAGGATGAGACCATGCTTCTAACTGTTCGATTCTGTTAGCTAGTCCAGGATACTGTGATGCCCAGAGTGCTTCTTTCTTTGCTATATTTATATCGTATTTTTTAGCGAGATATTCCATGAAGTTATCTAGCTTCGTTTGAAACCATCTGCCCATACGAGTAGAAAGAAACCACTTACCAAAAGCAGAACCAAATACACCAGTGATAGCTGCTCTAACTAACACAATCCACATTAGTCGTTGTCCTCTAGATATCTACAATACTCATCCATGCTGTGGTCACGAACGCCGTCGAAGATTTCTTTCTTTCTCCAAGCTGCTCTACGACCACGCCAACCGTCTTTGAATCTCTGCCACCAAGTCATCTTACGGACATTACCGTAGAAGTTGATGTAGCGAAGTTCACCGTGATGCTTGTACCAAAGGAAGGCAGGAGGCATAGAAGGAACGATATCATTGTTGTTTACGCAGCGATAGTGTGGCACTTTAAGTTCTTTACACTTAGAAGGCGTAGCGTTTCGTGGACAACCGTATGTATAGAGTGCTTCTGCTGTTGGGTAATGAAAACAGAAGATAGAAGCAATCGCTGCTCCGAGACTGTGACCTGTTACATACACTGGACGCTTCTTGCGTCCCATGAGTTTCGCTACTTCACCATGCACTTTGAGTTCTAGCTTTTCGTACTCTTCATAAAAACCTTCGTGAAAGCCTCGTTCGTGAGTTGCTTCCAAGTCAGCAAAGACATCGCTCTTTTCAGTTGGCTCAGTGCCACGAAATGCTACAGTGATTCGGTCTTTGTTACCAACGACATACGCTTGTGCGCCTTCGATGTCAAAAAACTTAACACTAGTAAAGCCAAGTGCTTTCCACTCTTTGCGAACTTCTTTGTCTAGGTCTTTGTATGCTAGTCTTGCGATACATGCGTGATGATGAAACTCAGTTGATAACATTATACGTTCTCCAATCTTCCCATTAATCTTTCAGCACGATTGGTGACTTGATTGTACCATCGTGAATCTCTACCTTCTTTTGCTGCTTCTTTCCAGTCGCCTTCTGCGATTGCGGCATTAAACTTTTTGAATCCGCTGAGACGAGGACGTCCCATGTTAAACATCATGTTAACCAGGATCTGCTGGACCTCGTCTGGTAGGTCTCTAAATGTCCCTTCTCCGTATAGAGTTCCACACTCTCCGATTGCAATATCGAGGTCTCGCTCGAAACATGACCTGACTCGCTCTTCAGTAACTGAAGTTCCAACTGGCCTTCCGAATTCCTCGTCACTTTCGAGGACAAGATGACCGACTCCAAAGGTGGGGAGCCCGAGATGGTCGAGATAGATGGCATAGACTACTCCCTCATCTTCTTTTAATTGATTAAATACTGCTTCTCTGTTCATTTAAAAATGCCTTGAATGATAGTCTAGTTTCTTCGTTTTGTAGTCCCATACCACCTCTCGTAGCATGAAACAATTTCTTAGCATGCTCATCTGATGCGTTAGGGTGTAGACCCTTTTTAAATGATTCATAATCATTATCGCCAGCATGTGCTCGCATCTTTGTACCACTAACGCCTGTAGTTCCTTCAGCATCAGGGTCTCTGTGTCCTGCTGAAACTACTTTAAGGTGCTTGAAGTGATACTGGCCGTTCGGACCGTTGTATTTATCAGCGAGTTTTTGAAACTCTTCTACTCTGTCTGATCCTGCTACCATTGTAGCATGAGTGTATCCATCTTTATGTAACTTAGCCAAGTGAGCCATGAAGTGAGGATGTTCTTTGCTTGACGCTTCTACATTCACATCTGGATGCACATGTTTAAGATAATCTACTTTGTGATCTGAGTGCAATGGATTTTTGTTCTTGTCCTGTGAGTGACTCACAATGACCTTGTGATCAGCACCATGCGTTTCTGCTGTCTTCACAACATGATCTACTACCTTACTGTGACCCGCTGTTGGAGGATTCATTCGTCCGAATGCGAATACCATATGTTTATCGGCCATTAGTCGCCTGCCCTCGCAAAGTTTGCGGCACTGAATTCGTGTCTATGGACAAGTTTAGACGGCTTACCATCATGATGTATTACATATCCTTCAGGGTTTGTAGGTGCGCCTGCTATCTCGTGTCCAATTGTATTGTGTGAATTGAGTGCGTCTGTTAGCACTCCTTTCGCTTTCTGTAAATGTTGCTGCATCGCAATAACACTTTCAACGTGTTCTTTGTTCTTGTTTACATGGCGCATCGTGTCGTCATGTGTCTTAGTATGTCTTGCTTTTGCTGCGTCTGACTTGACACCAGCGACTTTCTTTTTCATTGCGGTAGAGTAATGTTTGGCAAATCCTTCATGTGAAGGGACAGAACCGTCTCTTACTGTAGCGTTCATGTAAGTTTTGATTGGGTGATCGCCTCGGGGTTGAAGTGGTTGTATCTTAGACACTGCTTCGTGTGCTTCGTTAGGTGTCTTTTTGAATGCTGCTACTGCTGCGTCCAGGTGCTTCTTGTACTTTGATTGATCGTCTTGCGTGTACACTGCCTTAGAGACATCATGATGAATAGGCAACTGATGCACATCCTCATGGTCTTGTAGTTCGGGAACATGACCTTGTTTGACTTTCATGTCCTCAAACTTCTTGCCTTCGTATGCAGTGTGTACAGCAACACCTAGCTTTGAGTTGACTGCCTTCTGTGCGTGTTCTGAATCAGCAGGGTGATGATAGGTGATAGTGTTTGTCTTGTATGACACACGATGTCCTTCGTGCTTAACGTCTCCGGCATGCATAATGTCTGCTTGATAGATACCCTTACCGTCATGTATTTTCGGCAAGTGATCAAGTGCCGCCTTCAATTTAGAAACAAGACCAGGAGCGTGTCCGTGATTTTTTTCAATATCTTCATGCGAATAGTTTATCTTAGGGTTCTTGTTGAACACAGACTTAGAACCAACAAAGAATTTACCAGTTTCAGGATGTGTGCCAAAGACAACAGCAGGACTACCATCGTACTTCATAGTAAGTTTTGTGCTGCTATCTCTGCCTCTAAGTTTGTCGTGAACACCATTCAAAGCGTGAAAGGCGTGTGCAAACCCTTCTGACCCACCGTGTACAACATGATCTTCCACATGCTCTAGGTGTTTCAGCTTGTCGTCTGACCCTGCTTCTTCTTTTAAAAACTTGCTAAATTTCATCATACTTGTATTTATAATAATTGAGAATACGAGAAGTGAATTTTTTCTTTGACCGTACCTTTTAAATTTTCCGGCATTTGCTTTGGTATTTTAATAATCATATTTTGATTGTCGTAAGTAATTTTTTCTACAGCGGCATCTATCACACACTTTCTGGCTCCTCGTACCACTGTGAAACCTAGGTGTTCTGATATTTTTGATAGTTCTGTCACAATCTGTAATCTTTCTATAAATTCTCTGTCGCCATGATGCCAACCAGTAAACGACTCATCATATCCACCTGCTTCCCAAAACTTGTCTTTATTGATAACAAAGACATTAGGATGTCCTGGCCAAGGATAGTATTTAAATGAGGCAGAAGAATAGAAAGAGAAATAATACAATTTTTCTGGATTGAATGTTACTTGTTTTAGAAACGCAATTGTTTCAGGTGAGAAGTGACAATCAATATCGGAGAATAATATGTTATCGGTACTTGCTATGTCAGCAATTAGATTGCGGCAACCATGACTATTAAATCCCAAATCTTCGTCTACACGCCATAATTGGAAGTTTGGATAGTCGAAATCTTTTACAATATCGTAGGCAGGAAATTCTTCAGAACCATCATCCACAAGTATTATTTCAACTTGATGTGGATAATGCTTCCAAAGATTTAGTTGTTGCTGAAGTAGTTCAGGTTCATTATAATAAGTGTACCCGATTGTAAATCTACAGTCCTTTGATGCCATCCATTGCGTCCGTTACATCAATCTTAGTGACATCTTCTGCTGGAAAGTCAATTGTTCCGCCCTCTTGAAGCTGAAAATTTTCTCCGTGTGTCAGTGAATTGTTATCATACAGTTCAAAGCCAGCATATATTTCTTTTACATCTACTTCTAACTTGCCTTCGAGAATATGTTGAAACTTAGTAATTGCTTCTCCAACTTGTTTCCACTTAGGCTCTTTCTTAAATCGTTCGATGATATATTCACCGCCATCTACGCACCGCCACATTGGCACTTCCAAGCTACCAATGTTTTTGTAAACTCTAGTGCATGCTACTAACTTTAGGTTCATAATAAAACTCCGGGCATTTTTCTATTTCTGATAGGTTCACATCATATTTAGTCGCCAAAGTTTTAGCCGTATTTTTCCAATACATTTTGAAAGAAGGATCTAACGACTTACGACTAGCGATAACTACCTTTGCGATCTTTCTTTTCACATCTGATTCATTCATATTAAATTCCCAATCCTCAAGGAACAGCTTTAACACTGATTGGTTTAGCGGCATAGATTCGTTCTCTCAATTCAGTTGTAGAAAAATTGTGTTCTCGTTTGTTGAAATAAAGTTCAATACCACGAGCCTCGCAAATGTCCTTGCCTGTGAAATTACAATTACGATATTCTTCGCCGAGAATACGAATCTGAACATCCATAACCCGAAGCAAATCTTCTAAATCTTTTTCGGTTTGATATACCACAATCTCATCGACATACTTTACTGCTTCAAGTTGAATGTACCGCTCTACCAAAGATTGAATAGGCTTGTTCTTGCTGGTAGGTCTGTCGATGGTAGGATCAGTTTGTAATGCACAAATAAGATAGTCGCAATGACTTTGCGCCTCTTTGAGCATAGTGATATGCCCTGCATGCAGTAAATCAAAAGTAGAGGCTGTTATGCCTTTAGTGTAATCAAAATTATATGGACTAAGCTGCATTTTCACACGACTCTAATAGATCGACTTCTATCGCATGAACTCGATCATTAACAAAGTCATGCCAACCGTCATCTTCCCATGGATCATACTCATCAGAATCTTCTGGCACTTCACACTCTTTAGCAGAAAGATATGACATACGAGCTTCGACCAAATCTTCGTAGTACTCTTCGTCTGCTATGATGTAGCCGTCATGATATAAAGCTGAGCCAACAAAGTTGTAACCTTCATCTGTAAATTGACAAGTAATTCGAACCTTCTCGTCAATTTCTAATAAATGGTCACCTAACAACTCAACAAAAGGTAATACAGCAGACCATGCTGAAGTAACGCAAGCATAATCATCGGCAGCATCTTCGACAAATGCCCATTTTGCGCCTACTGAATCTATGTCTACCTTACCATCTTCGTTTCTTGGAAGAAACTCGGCATCAAACAATGACTTGTCATCAGCAATAAGTCCTCCAAAGATTCGCTCAAATTCGGCTTCTGCTTCTGCACTGCCTTGAACTTGAATGTAGTTATCAACATGATTTGCCATATTACCTCCTAATGAATTTGAGTGGGCAGTTTCGCATCATGCCCAGGACAGTACTACTAGCTGAATACTGAAGATCCAGCTGCCGCATAAGCTGCTGCAATCATCTCACGGCTAGGACGACCTAGACGATAAGCAGTTTTACCAGCCTTGTTTACATTAGCGTAAACAGGATAGCCTGCTGCACGGAGTTCCTGAACACGGGCGCTTACACGCTTAACACCGAACATAGAAGCTGCTTGTGCCTCTGTCAAAGTTTGACCTGAACGGAGAAAAGAAAGAATCTTTTCGTTCTGGTTCTTAGCAGGAGCTGCCTTAGCAGTTTTAGTTGTAGTAGTTGTAGCCATAATATAATCACCTTTGATTATTAACATTAAAATTAAACGACTTTGCGGTCGCTATTTGAGATCACTCTCAAATTCTTTAAACATGCTGACATTATACACATTAGGAGTCACAATGTCAAGCATTAAAATTTCTCAATTTCGCCTGTTTTTACGTTACGCATTTCAAGGACGACATACGAAACCTTAGGGCTTTGAGTCACTGAACCTGCCCATGTACAGGCATCGTTCCAGTTTAGAAATCCCATGTTCTCACAGGTATGCATACCTTCTTTCATACCGCCGAGATG